TTATTATAAGGTCAGAATGTATAAGACTTGGAAGTACAATAGAAAAACAAGGTGGAAACAATAGGGTTTCCACCATTAAACGTGAGGTGGTCTAGCGGTTTGGGGCACCAGTCTGATACACTGGAGAGGAAACTCTATAGGTGGGTTCGACTCCCTCTGAGTGTACTATAATGGTTCCATCGTTCAACGGAAGGACAAGGGTCTCCTAAATCTAATATTTTGGTTCGAGTCCCAATGAGGTTACAAAATATAGCCACATACACGAATTTGCCTCCTAAGCAGATAATCGTAATTGGATGTGAGAATGTGGGTTCGAATCCCTCTGTGGCTACATTTAAATATACGGATATAGCCGAGCCTTCCTTCTAAGTAGGTAATCGTAATTGGAGCTGTAAATGTGGGTTCGACTCCCTCTATCCGTACTAAGGTTCGAGTTCTACTTGGACTACTATGGAGAGCTAACTGGACAGGGTTCCAGACTTGTTTGCTAAACAATGGGTGCGTCTAAAAAGCGCATGGTTTTCGATTAACCAGTTCTCCGCCCTTGACTTTTTTATTTTGGCTAATATTTATAGAAAATTTTTAGCCAATGTTTATACCAAACCACCTACATTTAATAGTTAAGGGTACCTTTAAAAACCCACCAACAGAAGTTGATGTTTTAAATAAATGGTTTATTGAGTTAGTTGAAAGAGTTTCAATGAAAGTTGTCGCTGGACCAACATCTGTTTATGTACATGAGGAAGGGAATGAAGGATTGACAGGAACTGTTACTTTGGCGACCTCCCACGGAAGTTTTCATTGTTGGGACAATACAACCCCACCGATGTTTCAATTTGATTTATATTCATGTTCAGAATTTTCAGTTGAAGAAGTTATTAATCATTTAAATGAATTTGAATTAATTTCTTATACATATATGATGATAGATAGGAATTCTGATGAATTTAAAGTATTATCAAGCGGAAATATAATTTTGTAAAATTATTTTAATATCATTAATTTGTGTATAAGATATAACACATAGTTTTATATTATTACTTAAACAATAACTTTTTTTGATATTATCATTATTTTTAATATAGTCTAATTTAGCTTCACCACCAAAAAATTTTTTATTTAGGTAGTGTTGTTCACCTTGATATTCAATACAAACATTATAATCTGGTAAATAAAAATCAAAAGGTAATGATTTTATATTTTTACAATCTTTAAATTTATGTTGCGGTATAAATTTTATTTTATTTTCTAACAAATATTTTCTTATTTCTTTCTCACCTTTTGATTCTTTACAAATAGGACAACCGCTACCTTTTATATGTGTTCTGGGTATTTGATTAAATTCACCATGTTTCTCACATATTATGGTTACTGGCTTATTTGCAGTTAAATAATTAACTAGTGAATAATCATATGTATCACCATGACTTATTTTAGCTTGGTTAATAAAATCATTAGTTGTTTTTCTTTGATTAAAACTTATACGTTCACGTTCACAATTTGTACAATTAACCCCGTTTAAATGTTGTCTAGAAGTAATTTCAAAAACACTATGTTTTGGACAAATTATTTTTATTTTTGTGTTAGCATTTTTATAATCTACTAATGAATAATCATATTTGTCTCCATGAATAGCTTTATACTTTTCAATCAGTTCAAAAGTGTTTTTATTTCTCCCGACACATTTAGGACACCCAGAACCATTTAAATGATGGTCAATTCTTTGTGTAAAGATACCATGAAATTCACATATTACATTTATTTTTGATTTACTATTAATATAATCATCAAAAAAATATTCATATTTGTTATGATGTACTATTTTTGCTTTATGTATTAAAGATTCTGGTGTTATTTTTCTTTTCATATCAATAAATATCTATATTTTAAGAAACAACACACTAATATACATATTTGGGTAATAATTTTTTTGTTATAAAAACATATTTATATATAAATCATTGAAGATGGCTCAAAATGATGATAATGTAGACTTCTTCCAATTTAGTTTTTGGCTTCTTAAAGACGTATTCTGGCTTTTAAAATGTAAAGTATTGGCTATGTCAATGGCCATTCCAACGGTTATTCTAACAGTTTATTTGTTATTAAAAACAAAAAAATTAGTCTCTACAAATACCATATTTTCATCATGGGTTATGACAAATGTTTTTTGGATGTTACACGAATTATATAACACACCTTTGGAAATTGCGAAGATATTTATAGTTACGGGAATAACAACATTGGTTTTATACATTATTAAGAACCATAAAACGCTTATAAAAATTTAATTATGGATACAGTAACATTACAAAGAATACAACTTTTACATCCCAAAGTAAGAACAGAAGTAGATAACATTTATAAAAATCAAATAGTCCCAGCTCTAACTGGTAGAGCAATATGTAGGTTTGCATATACGCTTAGAACATTTGCTGAACAAGATGTTTTGTATGCTCAAGGTAGGACAAGATTGTTTGATAGTAAAGGCAATAGATTAGGTATAGTTACCAAAGCTAAAGGAGGCCAATCAATACATAATTTTGGATTAGCTTTGGATATTGTTCTAATAAAGGATAATAAAACGGCCAGTTGGGAAGACAACGTTGATTTTGATAAAGATGGTAAAGCAGATTGGCTGGAAGTGGTTGATATTATGAAGTCTAATGGTTGGACTTGGGGTGGTGATTGGAAATCATTTAAAGACAAACCACACTTTGAAAAAACATTTGGTTATACATGGCAACAATTATTGGCAAAACATAATGCTGGTGATTTTATCGCTGGTACCAACTATGTGAATATTTGATATGAAACATTTAATTAAAAAATTATTAAGAGAAAATTTACTTAAAGAAATTAAAACGATAAAACCTATTATAGCTTATCACGGCAGTCCTAATAAAATATTAAAATTTGTTGATGAGTTTGTAGGTGGGGAAAAAGCCAACGACCAAGAAGGTCCAGGTATTTATTTTACTTCATCATTTGACAATGCTGGACATTATGGGGGGTATGTTCATACAGTCACACTTTCACCTAGAAAACTAATATCCATGGCTCCATCATCAAATAAAATTAGCGGTCTTATTAATAAAATGGTTTTGATGGCACCAGATTGGCAAATGTCAGCTCAAAACTATGATGAAAACCCTAGAATTGGACTTAGAAATTTTATAGAAGCAACCATTGATTACAATGATACTGAAAAAGATGTGGTTCAACAGATATGGTATGATTTTTATCGTTACAACCCAATTGATTTTGTTAGGAATATGGTTAAACTAGGTATTGATGGGATAATGGTTACCAAAGATAATGGTGTTATTCATTATATTATATATAATCCATCCATAATAAAAATTCAAGATTAATTTGGTTTTATAAAATTAATCTTGTACCTTTGTCTTTATGAAAGAAAAGATAAAAGAAATATTACGTGAAAACGTAGATAAAAATATTTTGGGAGTTAGTGTTACAAGACCTAATCAAGAGCTTATTATTATGCGTGGTGTACCTGGAGCTGGAAAATCAACCAAAGCCAAATCGCTTGTAGGTCAAGGTAAAATTCACTCGACTGATGACGTTATCGAAAAATCTGGTGATTATCGTGAATTTTTTGCTAATATGATTGCTAAAGGTGATTTTAGTGCTTTAAGCAAAATGCATTCCCAAAACCTAAAAGACGCTATTGCCTCTATGAAAGCTGGTGTTACACCAGTTATCGTAGATAACACCAACATTAAGCAAAACGAACCAAAAGCGTATGTTGTAGCGGCACTAGAAATGGGCTTTGCTGATAACAATATAAAGTTTGTTGACGTTGGTACAGCTGGGCTTGAAGCACAACAATTAGCTGCAAGAAACACTCATGGTGTTCCATTGGAGAAAATTGAAGCGATGATTGCAAGTCACACAGCACAAGGCCCCCTTACTCTTAAAAGTGTTTTGGAATCTAAGGATATGTATAATAAATCAAATGTATTATATTCTTGCGTTCTTCTAGATAAAGCTTCGCACAACAAATTAATTGACAGATTTGCTTTGGATATCCCAGAGGGATGGAAAACCTTTGCTCATCACATGACAATTGTGTTTGGTAAAGGGTTGGATAATAAAGATGAAATAGGTAAAGAAGTTATTCTTAAAGTCACAAAGTTTGGTAAATCAGATTTAGCTATGGCTGTTCAAGTTGAAGGTTATCCATCTAAAAATGCAATACCACATGTAACATTAGCTGTTAGCCCTATTGGTAAACCTAAAGATTCTAATGATATAACCAAATGGGAAGATATTAAACCTTTTTATGTCACAGGTTTTGTAACCGAAATCACGAAGTAATGAAAGTATCTGCACAAGTAGTATTGATTAACCAACAAGGGTTGGTATTGGGTGTGTCACGTAAAAATGACCATTATGATTTTGGTTTTATAGGTGGAAAAATGGAACCAGAAGATAATGGTGATGCGATGGTTACTGCAATTCGTGAAACACTTGAAGAGACTGGTCTTAATATTTCAAATTTGAGATTGATTTTAGCTATTCATAAAGATGGTTATATGAGTTATACCTATTTAGCTGATTACGAAGGAGAAATCAACCATAATGAACCACATGTAGTGAAATGGTTGCCGATGGAAAGATTGGTTAATGGTAGTTTTGGAAAGTATAACAAATTGGTTTCTGAATCTTTGAAGGATATGGGTGTTGATTTTCAATACAAAATGTCGATTGTTGAAATAGAAAATGATTTGAAAGCATTTATCAATAAAACACTTTACAATGGTGTTCAAATGGTATATGATGGTATCAGAAGGAATCAAGATTTCTTAGGTAATGAACAACTGACTGTTTATTTAAAATATACCGATGGAACATACATTGACGAAGAATTAGACAATGATGACAATTTTGAAAATGGTTTGTTTGAGATTGGCAAGCGTTATGGTTTCATAGCCAAGATATCAACTGAATATTTTTCAAAATAACTTGCAACTTGTAAAAAATAGTGGTATCTTTGTAAAATGAATGAAAAAAATAAAACAATGGAAAGAAGAATTGAGCTAAGCAATAAATTTATTGAGATGGGCCGTTCTCTAATAAAAGAGGGTAATGAAATAAATGATTACTCCATAACACAATCAGGTAATTTTCTTATTCTTATATCAGGTATTATCTTAGAAGAGAAGGATTCTGTTGAATTTGCGAATTTATGTGCTATGTTTTCAGCTAAAAAATTAATGGAAAACATGGGTGATTTTTGGTCTGATATCCCTAATGAAGAAATGATTAGAAAAATGTTAGGGTTGGATGATGAATCATTAGAAAATTAATTGAAATCATGACTGAAGAAAAATTTAAAATTCTTAAAGAACTCCAACTGGAAATTATGGATGAAGAAAGAAATATAAGAAAGATTGACTCACTTATTTCAGGTTGTGGTCTTTGTTGCAAAATTTCTGGAAAATCTAGAAATGGTTTCAATATAACCACCGAATATAATTCTACTCACAAGGAAGAGATTATCAGAATTTTGCAACTTGACCGTGAGAAAATTAGTACCAAGTTATCTGACTTAAAAAAAAGGTTTTCTGAATTCTGAATTTCCTAACTAAAATTTTAGTTTATTATAAAATTTTTATTTGTAAAATTAAAATTTTATGCTTACCTTTGTATTCTAAAGGAAAATACTATGTTAGCAATTCAAAAATACATATTGGAGAACGGTCTAGAAAAGGCTATACTTGAGTTCAACCTAAAATCTAAGGAGTATTCTTCGAAAATTTTGCTCAAATATGACCAATTATCTAACCCAACTCTTATGGCTAACAAAGAGGTTCAAGAGTGTCGTGGTCTTATACTTGAAAAGGGTACTTGGAAAGTTATGTCATTGGCATTTACCAAGTTCTTCAATTCAGAAGAAGGCAATGCTCATAAGATTGATTGGGATTCTGCACATGTTTTAGAAAAACTTGATGGAAGTTTACTTTCCGTTTATTTTGATTGGAATGATAAAAAATGGTTTGCTGCTACAACTGGTACAGCTAATGGTGAAGGTGAGGTCAATAATAAAAATGGGACAACATTTTCTGATTTATTTTGGGATACGTTAAAAGTTAAATATAACTTAGACGCATCAAAATTTAATGTTGGTTACACTTATGCATTTGAATTAACAACGCCTTATAATATTGTGGTTAAACCACATGGTGAATCATCTGTTACATTATTGACTGTTCGTAATTTAGATACGCTTAAAGAAGTTTCATTTAACGAACTCTTACCAATCGCCGAATATTTGGGTGTTCCACGTGTTAAATCATATGATTTAAATGCAAAAAATGTTGGAACTTTATTGAAGACATTTGATAACATGCCATGGTCTGAAGAAGGGTATGTAGTTGTAGATGCTAATTTTAATCGGGTAAAAATAAAGAATCCATCTTATGTAGCTGTACATCACACAAAAAATAAAACAGCTGAACATCATGTTTTAGAAATAGTTAAGACTAATGAGATTGAAGAATATTGTGCTGTTTTTCCAGATAGAAAAATTGAAATTTTCTCCTTAAAGGAAAATTACGATAAACTTATTGAGAAATTAGAATTTGTTTGGGGAGAATTAAAACAATTCACACCAAAGAACATAACACCACAAGAACAAAAACGTTATGCTAAATCAGTTTTTGAAATAACTGAAAAATATGATGTTAAAAATTTCACTGGTTTATATTTTGGTCTTAATAATGGAAAAATAGATTCAGTATTATCTTTTATACAAAATATGGATAATCGAGATTTATATAAAATACTTTAATTATGCAAGTTAATAAAGAAGAACTTAACGCTTATCTTCAATCAATTGGGGGTTTAAAAAATGGTTGGTATGATGAAGCACCCCCAATTTTAACGACTGATTTCTTTGAAGTTAGTGAAGGTTGGTATGGATTGATAAAAAATTTGATTGAAGAATTAGTTTTAGTTGGGTGGGATAAAGAAGTGGCGCAAGTTAAAGAAAAATTTGGCGGTTTACGTTTTTATATTGGTGAGGGAAATGATGAGATTTTTACCATAATCACAAAATATGAACGGTTATCAGAAACAATTTGTGAATTATGTGGGGCTGAAGGTAAATTAAGATATGGAGGTTGGATAAAATCACTTTGTGACAAACATTCAATCGAAAAATAATAATTAAATAAAAATGAGTATTAAAAATATTTTTGATGAAATTTCATCAACAACTTCTACATTGGAGAAAATGGAAATCCTTAAAAAATATAAGGATAATCAATTACTTAAAGACGTATTATATTTAGCGAATTCAAAACGGATAAAGTTTTTTATCAAACAAATCCCAGAATATACACCAGACAATAATGGTGGTGAAAGCTTACAGTGGGCGTTAGACGGGTTGAAATTTATTAGTGATAGAACTTACACTGGTAATGAAGCTATTAATTGGCTTATAACACTTTTAAGTGGGGTGTCTAGTGAAGATGCATATATCATTGAGCGTATCATTGATAAGGATTGTAAGATTGGAATGGGTACTACTTTTATGAATAAGGTTTTCAAAGACCTTATTGAAGATACCAAATACATGGGTGCTAAATCTTATGATATTAAGCTAGTAAAAAAACTATTTGAAAATGGTAAATCAGTTTATAGTCAGCTTAAAGCTGATGGTAGATATGCTGCCGCAATCATACGTGGTGGTGAAGTTGAAATGGAATCTAGAAGTGGTGAACCAACAGTATTAACTAATTCAAAATTACTTCGTGAATTATCTTCTTTTGGAGATGATATTGTGTTTACGGGTGAATTAACGATTAGAGGTATTAACACAAAATATTCTGGTTCTGCTATTCGAACAGTTAGTAATGGTATAATAGCAACTTTGATTGATATTTGTTCTAAACGTGAAGAACGAGATGAAGATGAAACATTAGCTAGAATTTCAAAATTTGAAGAGAAACATGGGCCTGATTATGAACTTGGGATTATTACATTTCAAGAGGCATTAGATTCTGTAATTTATAGTATTTGGGATTGTATAAGTGTTGATGAATATTATTTAGGTAAATCAGAAACACCATATAATAAACGTCTTGAAAAAATAACTAATTTAATCAATGATTCAAATTCAACAAATATTGAGTTAATTGAATCTAAATTGGTAACATCATTAACTGAAGCTTTTGAACATTTTAAAGAAATACTTGATAGAGGATTAGAAGGCACTATACTTAAAAGTACAAATGACGGTTGGCGAGATGGAAAGCCTGTATTTTGTGTAAAATTGAAACTAGAGATGGAAGTAGATTTGGTTATTAGTGGTTTCAATTTTGGTACAAAAGGAACCAAAAATGAAAATGTTATTTCATCATTTAATGCTCAATCATCATGTGGTAAACTTAAAACAAGACCACAAGGATTAACTGAAGATATAATGAAATATGTTACAGAAAATCAAGATAAGCTAATAGGTACAATTATTAGTGTGAAATGTAATGGAGTTTCAAAACCAAAAGATTCTAATACTTATGCACTTATGTATCCAGCATTTATTGAATTCAGACATGATGAAAAAACACAAGGTGATTCACTTGAGGAAATCATAGAAATTGAAAAGTCAGCCATTACCTTAGCCTCTAGATAATATCAATATTACTTATATTTGTTGTTAGTGTAGTTTAATATAATTTTTTATGGAATATAAATACGGTGAATTAGCTCCAGATGAAATAATTGATACATTTTATCAACAAATTAAAAGATGTATTGATGAAAAATGTTCATATGAACACTATATTAGAAATTTAATTAAAATAAATGGTAGAATACCAGATGTAATAAAAAAATTAATTTCTTAAATTACACACAACGTCCGTTGATAAAAATAAAATAAATATGAGTAAAAGAAAAGATAAAAAAGAAAGGGTAAAACAAAGATGGTTATTACTTAATGATGAGATTGATAATTTATTCAAATCAGTTATGTATGAACCATTTACAGAGTGGAAGGATTTGATTGAAACCGATATTATTAGAATAATTAAGAAGTATAATGTTTTATCTTGGTTTGGCGGGGATTGGAAAGTTAAAACATCAATTAATCCAACAGATAATGAATATACATTTGATGTTAGGACAATTAATGGTCATTGGAGGGTGGTGAAGATTGTTATATGAAATGTTGTTAAGTTTACTAATGGATTCACAAAATCTTATAGGTCTTTAAACGAAATTGATATCGTTAATTAAAATATTATATAAAATGGATAAAATAAAACGAGATTTAATAAATTCAATCATAATAAATAAAGCTAATTTGGATAATATATCCGAAAATAAAATAATAAATGGAACTTTGTTAGTTGAAATAGAAAGAGTTATGGATGCTTATTCTAAAATTCTAAATAGAAAATTATCTTTAATAGAAGAATCTTTAAATGGTTCACTTGATGGGTTTGAATTTGACAACACATCTGATGTTATAGAAAAAAGTTTAGTAATAGAATTAATTAACGATTTGAAAACAATAATTAAAAAACAATAAAAATAAGTAAAAATGACAAATAACAAACGTTTAATAAAATACCCATCAATAGAACAGTTTAGAAATATTGTTGCTGATGTTAATAGACATTATAATTTTGTTGGTCTAGATGAAAATGGCGTTGCTATTTATGACCACACAAAACAAAAACCAACAATAACCTTTGTTGGTACTGTAAAACTACATGGGACTAACGCCTGTGTGTCAGGTAATTACGGTGATGGGTTATGGTTTCAATCACGTGACAGAATAATTTCATCATTATCAGATAATGCTGGATTTGCATTTTATGGTGAATCAAATAAGGATATTTTTTTTAATATGCTTAAAGAAATAGCTAATAAATTTAATATTGATTTAAATTTAAATACGATATCTATTTTTGGTGAGTGGGCTGGTTCTTCAATTCAAAAAAATGTAGGTATAACCAATTTACCAAAATCTTTTTTCATTTTTGGTATTAAAATAACGCCACATGTTGAAACAGATGAAGAAAGAAAAAATAATCCAGCTTATTGGGTTGACCATATTGGTTTTAAAAATGAAGATGCTAGAATTTTTAACATAAACGATTATAAAACATTTGAAATCGATATTGATTTTAATCGTCCAGAATCAGTTCAAAATAAAATAATTGAAATGACACTATCTGTTGAAGATGAATGTCCAGTTGCTAAAGCATTTGGTTTTCCAAATACTATTGGTGAAGGAATTGTTTTTTCTTATCTTAATGATAAAGGTCAAAAAATTTCTTTTAAATCAAAAGGTACTAAACATGCAAGTGGTTCTAAAGTAAAAACATTAAAACCAGTTGATGATGTAAGGATTGCTAAGTTACAAGAACTAGCTGATAAAATAACCCCTATTTGGAGGTTAGAACAAATCATGACATCAACATTTGATTTATTGAATGGTGGTCAAATCGATATTAAAAGAATGGGTGAATATTTGAAAAATTTAATGTCTGATATCGTAAAAGAAGAATTAGATATAATTATTGAAAATGGTTTTGAAATTAAAGATGTTTCAAAATATGTTTCTATAATTGCTAGAGAATATTTTTTAAATGAGTTTAATAATTTATCTAATCTTTAAAAAAAGCTAAAAAACCCATATTTTTATGGGTTTTTTATTGTACTTTTAAAAAATAAATAGTATATTTGCGTTATGGAAAAACTATTCATCCCAACTAAAATTAAAGTTGGTTTTAATAGTTAGTCCAGAATTAAAAAGACAATTAGAATTAGAAGAAATACAAAAACTTTTAAACGAAAATGATAATTAATAAAGTATTTAGATTAAAACAACCATGTGAGGTTACAAAGGGTATTACACTTCCATCTGGTCAAGAAATAGAGATTGTTATGAATGTGGTATATATAAATGGCTATCCGTTGCCACCAAATCTTCAACCAACTTTTATGGCTTGGTTAAAGAATAATCCAAATTTATTTAAGGACGACACGAGACAGTGGTAAAATGGAATTGGTAACAACAAATATATGTAAAACTTCTGATATAGGTTTACATAACAATATGTTTGGTGGCGAGCTTATGTCAATAATAGACTTAGCTTCAGCGGCTTATGCTGCTCAAATTTGTGATTCACCTAGACTTGTAACTCTTAAAATTGATGAGTTAATATTTAAAACACCTGCTAGAGTTGGGAATATAATTAAAACATATGCTAATGTTAAAGAATTTGGAAACACGTCTATAACTCTTTATATTGAACTTAGAAAGCATAATGTATATACTGGTAAACAAGAGATTGTTATACATACAAATATAAAATTTGTTTATATTGATGAAGAAAACAATCCAATCCCAATTCCAGAA